CTTCTGGACCGCTTTGATGAAATATCTACTGATTGATACTGCTAACATGTTCTTCCGCGCCCGCCATTCGGCACACAGGGCCAGTGACACATGGACTAAATTGGGCTTTGCACTACACTTGACTATGATGAGCGCCAACAAGGTAGCTCGGCGTTTTGGTGTAGATCATGTGGTTTTCGCACTAGAAGGGCGTAGCTGGCGTAAAGATCACTACAAGCCCTACAAAGCCAATCGTGCTGTAGCTCGTGGTGCTATGAGTGAAACTGACGCAGAAGAAGACAAACTGTTTTGGGAAACCTATGATGAGCTGACTAAATACTTGTCCGAGAAAACAAATTGTAGCGTGATCCGTTGTGCAACAGCAGAAGCGGACGATGTCATAGCCCGCTGGATTGCACTACACCCCCAAGATGAACATATTATTGTCAGCAGTGATTCAGACTTCGTTCAGTTGGTTGCGCCAAATGTGCAACTCTACAACGGCATAAACGATCACCTGTTCAGTGTTGATGGCGTAACTGATGCCAAAGGCAACCAATTGAGTTTTACAATCGAAAGCAATTCAAAGATCAAAGTAGGTAAAGCTGACCGGAGCTTTGTGACTCCACCTGACTATCAAAAGTGGGTGTTGTTCTTGAAGTGCATGCGTGGCGATCCGGGCGACAATGTGTTTTCGGCCTATCCAGGTGTGCGTGTGAAAGGCACCAAGAATCAAGTGGGACTTACAGAAGCCTTTGAGGATCGTGACAAAAAAGGCTACTCGTGGAACAATCTCATGTTGCAACGTTGGTCTGACCACGAAGCGGTTGAACACAAGGTGCTGACAGATTACGAACGCAATGTCACGCTGATTGATCTTACAGCACAGCCCCCAGAAGTGAAAGACACAGTGGATGCTGTGATCTGTGAACAAATCAGTAACAAAGACACAGGCATGGTGGGCGCACACTTTCTCAAGTTCTGCGGCAAGTATGAACTTACCAAGCTGAGTGACCAAGCTGAACCAATTGGTCGCTGGCTTAATCAAACATATCAAGGAGTGTTAAAATGATCGTAGCAAAACCAGTGATTGACAATCAATACTGGATTCTTAAACAAAACAATCAAAAGATTGGCAACATCGAAGCCAGTGCTGATGGGTATGTTGTAAAAATACAAAATCAAGTGTCCAGTTACAAAACCATGCCCATGGTTAGAGAGGTGATTGACATTACTTTTGAACCTCCAGAAACTGTAACTCCATCACCAAATGACACAGTACACGGTTACGAAACTGGATGCAACGCCCACAATGGATTGTGGAATGTGCGACTGAAGTTGCCATTGTTTACCAAGCAAGAAAATTCCAAATCGTGGTTTGCAGCCGGTTGGTACACTGTAAAACAGCATCGTGCATGGAAAGTCGTGCGTAATCCCAAACTGATTGCGTTAGAGCGTTATAAGTATCAAGGACCATTTTACACAAAGGAGCAAGCAAATGAATCCATTTAAAGACCATCAAATGTTTATGTTGGCATCAGGCCAAACTACTGGAATCGAAAACGTCGATCAGTATCGATTGTATCACACCCTTATCAAAGAGGAAGTGCAAGAACTAGAAGATTCAACAACTCGTGAAGATGATGTTGATGCACTGATTGACATTTTGGTTGTTACAATTGGTGCATTATGGTCAATTGGTGTGGATGTTGAAGCTGCCTGGAAGGAAGTACATGGCTCAAACATGGCCAAAGTAGATGCAGGCACTGGTGTTGTGTTGCGTAGAGAAGATGGCAAAATCCTCAAACCTGAAGGTTGGCAGCCACCTAACTTGAAACAATACCTGCGATGAGTTTACACATCAATCGGTTTATTGACTCAATCAAGGCAGCAGAAAGCCGTGGTCAAAAAGACCTTATTATGCTCATGCGTGATGCCAAGGACTTGCACGGCGATATAACCAAACTGTTATTGGCACTAGAGCAATCACGACAACAACACACTACTGTAAATGAGCCAATTGAGGTGGTTTTGTCAGGTGGCAGTTTTAAATCTACATAGATATTGGGATAAATAAACACGGAGTTTATCTATGTCAAGACCTAAGCCACAGGTGCTAATTGAAATCACCAACAAACAAACCTACAAGACCGAGCAAGTGTTGGCCTCGGAAGGCGTGTGGGCAGTTTTTTATGATAACAAACCAATCAACTTAAAAACTTCAAACATGCTTACCCAGTATCCAGGACCTAAGTATAAAAAGGTCAGTTTCTCCAATCCTGGGCATGCTAAAAATCTAGCTCGCAAACTCAACACACAGTTTCAGACCACAAAGTTTTCAGTGGTGCTATTAAAGTCTGGGGATACTGTGTACCCCAATGCTAACTAAACAATCGATCACTCAGCAGATATTGACAGGTCTTCCAGAGGACGATCGTCCTACCTATGACGAAGCCTGCAAGTCATGGTGGATGAACTTTAGAGAAGGTGGCGGCATGAGATTGACTAATGCTGGATACATGGCCTTGAGCACATGGGAGTTTGAAACATACTCATTTGCTGTTCCTACTAACATAGTTGCTATTGCTAGACATTTGTTAATTTTAGACAAAAAATTAGATTGTCCTTATTACATTAAGATTGGCAAAAATCCGCAAATTGTTTTGTTTGGCAGCCGGCAGGCAGTGATGTTGGCCATGTACAACGACTTGGAAAAATGGTTAAAGTATCTTACTCGCACATGATTGTGCTTGCCGCACAAAGTTTGCTTGTATCCATTTAGGGTACGCATCAAGAACAAAATCTTGTTGACGTTTTAATCTTTGTTGGTATGGTATGAGATCACAATTGCCTAGTATTAACTCTTGATTGAGTTCTAAGGCAGCCTCAGCTCGTTGGTCATTTGGCAACCAATCATATGATACGTCTACTAAATCTTCAAACATATCAAACCCTAGTTCTTGACAATCTTGCACAATGCCTGGATGCCCAATCACAACAGGCACCTGTCCAGCAATCATTGCTTGTAAAGTTTTTTCAGTAACTATGCCTGGCCTGGCATCATATTGTGTTTCTGTCACAATGTTTACAGCACACTGAGAATATAATGGTGATAGTCGCACAAAGTTTTCATCGTTTTCTGTGCCACGATATGTTGAATACGCCCACTCAGGTAATGCAATTTGATTGCCATAACTTAACATACCATTAGGCCACGTTTGAAGAACATCAGCCACTCGCTGGCGGTGTGCGCATTCACGACCATTCAAACATTGCCACGACATAGTGCGCAGTTGATCAAAGTATGGCAGCCACTCTGATTGTCTTTTGGCAATTGATTGGCAGGTTGCTAGATTGTGATTGCTAAATTCAATGAGATTGACAGGTCCAGAGTATAACTGGTCTAGACCATGGCTCCAATACGTTACCACTACCTGATTGGCATACTGACCATAGTGTGCTTCAACTTGTGCTATTTCTGCCAGCCCTGGAGTAACAAAATCTTGAAAGTGTAGCAATACCAAGGTGCGTGGACCAAATTCAACGTCAGGTAACCGCAAAGGCCATCCAGATTGTGAGTTGTAAGGAGGTTGAAAACAGTTGTATTCGGCTATAAGGTCTATGCCCAACTGTTGAAAAGTGTAAGCAATTAATTCAGCATAGTTCACAGGAGTATTTACTAAGTAGATCTATGTACTGGAATAATCCCTTAGTTGAAGCACACTGGCCTGGTCCACAAGATCCTGTTCAAGACAGTCTGCATAATGGCGCACATTGTTTATTTTGGAACCCACATGCGGAATTTCAAAATTTACCAACAAACCAAAGGCTTGGCGAACTGTGTAGATGGGCCATGGAATGGCTCAATCACGACGGCATAGATGGATTTGCAGCCGAACCACGCAACCACTACGACATTGCCAACTTGGTCAAGCTAAATCTTTGGATTCATGATATCCGAGCACAAGGCATTGTGAAACCTTGGTTGTTATTAGACCAAGACAGCACACTAATTCCCGGCACCGGCGATAGCAGATTGCGATGTTTGGAACGCATACCCACAATTAAAACTGTGCCTGCATTCATAAGTACACATGTCAACAGAGCCAATCAATACCAGCATTTAGAACCTGTGACCACGTTGGATCAGTTTGCCAAATTGTGTGGTGCGCGACCTGGGCAGTTGTTTACTTTTAGGCTGACAGATCCTACCGCACCATTTGGTATGTATTGGTACGAATACAACAGTGACCAAACCAGATGGGTCACACCCAGCGAATCAGATTGTGTGGCAGCCTTTGTGGCCTATGCTAGAGCACACCCAGGAATCAACATTACTCCTGAATGGTTTGATGTGTTGGTTGATTGGAATCAATACCACAATATTGTAAAAAAGTAACTGATTGAATTTGCTTCCACTGTGCAGATCGATCAAGCGATGCAGGCACATTTACTCCCATCCAAGGCAAACTGTCGTTGCAATGCCCTGCAAATCCTTGTTTGGGCAACAGCAAATCTTTGGACCATTTCCGCAAAAATCTGTTTTGTAACAACGGTTTACCTTGCCGCAGCGGCCATGGCAAGTTGAGAGCAAACTTTATAATCTTGGGATGCATAAAAGGCGACCGCGGTTCTATACTATGTGCCATGGTCATAGCATCCACACCTCGTGCATCAACTGCTGTGATCTGCACAAGATAATCCATTAGCAAGGTGGCAGCACCTGCATGTCCTTGCGACGCAGACACACATTGATTCCAAATATGCTGGCTGGCTGTGTCTGATGGATCAAATCGACTGTAAGGACTTGCAGATGTGTCTGTAGTAAATTGCATGTTTTGGTATTGACCGTATCCACCAAACAGTTCATCAGCGGCTATGCCAGTAAACAAAATACGTTGTTGACAATGATGAGCAATATGCCATTGACCTACAAAACTCCAACTTTGCACAGGCATTTGAGTGCATTGTATGATGTCAATATAGTCTTGTGCCCAATCACGTTCAGTCATAGGCAACTCAACAAGTTGTCGACATTGCTGGTCAGTCAAGAACTCTCTAATTCTTGTGCTCACAGTGTCTTTGCCTTCACACACTGTGGTATACAATCCTGCAAACTCAGGCATGGCAGCCAGTATGATACCAGAGTCCACGCCGCCGCTAAAGGTCAAACCTGCTGGTTCCGCGGGGCGCATGTCCGCTATCACTTTGTCAAATATCCAATCAAATTCTTCTTGTGCTTCCGATTCACTCATGGACTGTGGATTGAGACCCCAGTCAAATATGCTGTCAAGTTGAAAACTTGCATCAGTTTCGGTATACAATCGACCTGGCTCACAGCGTTCAATGCCCTGGTAAGGTGTGCGCTGTATGGTGGGCCAATGTTTTTGACTCCAGGCGCCGACTTGAACTTGGGGCTGAACATAGCACAAGATTGCTGACACTTCACTGCTCACAATCAAAATGTCATCATCTTGATATCGATACAAACAACGTTCGCCTTGTGGATCAGTGGCAAATCTCACT